AGCCGCAGAAAAAGCTTCGGCCAGGCCGCGGACATGACGTAGCGTCGGTGTGCGCTTGTTCATCTCGAGCCGACTGACTTCAGGTTGAGTCAGTCCCCCTCGACGTGCGAGCTCCGCAATACTCCAGTTCCGTTCTTGTCTATGATGCTTCACGAAGCGACTAAATCCAGATTCCATAGGTACCTCCCTGTGACATAGTAGCGTTGCAATGACATCCCGTCAAGTTTCAGCTTGACATCCTGGTTGGGTAACTATAGGCTTATCGGCGGAGGAACGATGTGGAACCAGCCCCGGCTTGAATACAAGGTCTTTAACTCGGCAGAGATATTAAACCTGCTTGAAGATCTGGTGCCGGGCTGTCTCGTATATCTACGCGTGAGTCGAGGCTCGCGAAGCTGGAAGGTGAGGCTGTCGAAACTCGACCCTTCTGCACCTGACTTAGAAGGTTGTACCTCGCAATACTACGAAATCTTTGTCCCTCTCCACGGCGCGTGGTTGGTCGAAGGCTACCTGCAGCAGGCAGGCGTCTACTATGAAGGCGAGGCCCACAACACCGAATACATCAAGGCATGGGACCCCGCAGATCGAGAGAAGCTCGTGGTGCAGGGAGCGCGCACACTTCGCAGTCTCATTGAAGTCAAAGACTTCGTCCATGACATGCTGACTGACTACCAGAAGATGAACATCGCATGGGCTGACAATCGACCTTGGGTCATGAACGTGTGGGCTTGCGGTGCAGGTAAGACACTTGGCTCACTTCTCAGTGCGTTGACTCGCCCTGGCCCCATTATGGTCATTTGCCCCGCGAAGGCCCGACATGTCTGGTGGAGTCAAGTACAAGAGTACACAACGATTAAACCTTTCAGAGTCAAGCCGTCTTCAGACATCCGCAAGAAAGACCAGTCACTTGAAGACTACATGAAAGACTGTGAATCTAAAGGTGAACGCCCATTCATTATTATCGGGGCAGAGTCGATCGCCGACAACATCCATATTGTGGAGCAGGTCGACCCTCGTGTGTTGGTTCTGGATGAGATTCATACACACGGAAGCCAGAAACGATGGGTTGCGATTCAAGAAGCTGATGGAACCGTCTCTTTTGAGAAACGCAAGACGTCTGCCAGCGGTAGACGAAACTCCAAGGTAGACCGAGTCAATCGAGCCGTCGCCATCATGGAGGTCTGCCGTCGCAGCAACGTAGCCCTTCGTATCGGGCTGACAGCCACGCCTCTCGATGACGGTCGACCCAGACGTCTCTGGTCGCAGCTGGATCTGCTCACACCAGGGGGCTTCGCTCATAGCTATCGTCGCTTCGCGGAGCGCTACTGTGACGCACGACCAGGTGACTTTGGCGGGTTGGATGACACAGGCTCCAGCAACATGGCGGAGCTTCGAGCTCGCTGCTCCTTCTTTACTCATGAAGTACCTTACTCTGAGTCTCATTCGCAGCTCCCCTCAACGAGGGTGCAGGTGGTCTACCTGCCGACAGAGCAGCTGAACAGAGCTGAGCGCTTCAGCGATAAGCAGACATTCGGTCAGGCGATCAAGTCGCTGCATAAGACCGCAACAAATCCACTTGAAAGGGAGAGGGTCATCGAGGCCCGATTGGCAGAAGCTTGCAGTAGGAAGCGGAGATATGTCGCCGATGAGGTCTTGGAGGGGCTCAAAGGCGGCGGCAAGGTTGTCGTATTTACAGCACGTCGGAGAGAAACGGAGCTGTGGGCGCACCAGATTCGTAAGGGTCTGAAGCGTGGCGATGAAGCCTTGGGCGAGGTCCCGGTCTGGATGGGCCATGGCGGAGTTAGCGAAGTCGAACGTGACCAGATGGTCGATGCGTTCAGAGGGTCGGAGGGACCCTGTGTTCTGGTGGGAACAGGACAGGCTTTCGGTACAGCTGTGGACGGCATGCAGACCGCGGATCTTGCTATCTTTGCCATGCTACCGTGGAAGCCTGGAGACTTCACCCAGTGGAAGGGAAGATTTGATAGACTCGGAGGTCGAGCCACATTGCTCAAGGTAGTGGTGGCTTCGGGTACTTATGACGAGAGGGTGGTCGACATCCTCGTTGAAAAGTTCGGTCCTATTGAACAGTTCCTCAAAGCAGAGGAGCTCAAGGGCCTGGACGAGAAACTCCTCGGCCTCGAGGACAAGGAAGCTATTGTGGACAGCATTATTAGCAAGTTGGGCGCAGCATGAGATTGATTGACGCAGGAAGAAGTGCGCGAGGCTGGTCGAGAATCGGTCAGTTTATGAAGTGCCCTCAGCTCTTTGCCTATACCAACCGCATGAACATCGACCTCATTCCAGCAAGTGCGCTGACACGAGGATCGATCGGACACATCCTGCAGGCACACCAGCATGCGATCTGGGGCGCTAAGCAAGGCGGTTGCTGGGTTGACGAAGACTGGGTCGAAGACGCAAGCACTCTGCTCTCACCAGAAGACGCGGCTCACGCCTACTGCGACAAAGAAGGCGAAGGGCACGAACACCTCGACCGAATGATCGAAACCTACCGCAGATACATGGCACGCTTTCCTGAGCCACCAGGCCGAGTCTGGGCAGTCGAGAGTCCCATCACAGCAACACTGGGAAACAAGAACGGTCAGTGGGGCATGTGGGTCAAAACTAACGACGCAGAGATCGAGCCCACTCCGCTTGACTGCCCCGGTCATCCTGACCATGGGCAACCCCTGACGCTTACTCGACGATTGGACCTGGTCATCAAAGACCGAGCAGACAAATACTGGATTTGGGATCACAAACATCAAGCCCGAGTTGTCGCCTCGAGAAGCGTTGACGCATACGCTATCGACGGAGGCTTCGCGGCCTTCCGAATCATGGGCCAACAGATATGGGGCTCAGAGTTCGGCGGGGTAGCCCTCAACTTGATAGAGACTCAGAATCCGTGGAAAGTTGCACGACCTACTGTGCCGACCACTCCACACCGTGACACCCACTTCGCTGAGATGTTGTGGCAGGCTGAGCACCGACTGGCTCAACTTGACTTGCGCGGCCAACACTGGAGCTGGCCGAAGGCTCAGCATGAGACAACGTGTTATGGCCGATATGGAGCATGCGGCGGCATTCGGATGTGTTTCTACGGAGAATCTGCGAAACCTTCTTGCCACGCGAAATAGAATCCGATACTGTTCTAAAACCCTGAACAAACCACATAAACTGGAGATAGCATGACCCAAGGCATTGGTGCGCCTCCTGCCGTTATGATTACGTCATACGGCAAACCCAAGAAGCGCAAGACCTCTGACATGTTGGCAGCGTTCCCCTGCGCACTCTTTATCGGAGTGCCCAGCGCGATGACGCTTGTCGCACAGAATGAACTCGGATTCACACCCGCTGTTCACCCCAACCCACCGAAGACTCTTCCCGAGCTCGTGGCTCTGCTGGAGCAGATTCATAGCCAAGGCTTGGCTCAGCAGTATGGAGCCGTCGTTATTGATGACGCCAGCCACATCTGCAAGAACTCGATGCTGGTCTGGGAACACGAAGCCCCCACCGGCAGAAGCGGTAAGAAGGACAGGTTCTGGACCTACCAGCAGCTGAATCGGTATCTACTCGAGATGTCTGGCCTCGCTCGTCATCTCGGTGTCCACCTGGCCATGACTTTTCATGAGCGTCAGCCCGGCTCCAATGCCGATGGCCGCTTCTGCCCCGGTGGACCCGACGTCCCTTCTCGGAACCAGACGGAGACGATCCCCTCTTGGTGTGACATCAACGTCCGCGCCATGGTGGATCCCAGCTACCCTGACCCATGGTTCCCCTCTATCTACTATTGCGATCCCACTGACAGTGACTGGATTACAGGCGACCGCACAGGCGTCTGCACCCAGCGCACTCCAGGGAACATTCGTGAGATCTTGCGCGCCAGTGAGTCTGACTACCGCCTCGACCGCATCCCCGGTCTTGAGTGGCAGGACGATGTCGCTGAAGCCGTAGCCACACATCTTGTGGCAGGCATGGATGCTCGCGCAGCAGTTCAAGACGTGGCTGGCTCTGTCCAGGCAAACCCCCTGCATGTTCGCTGGGCTTGCCAAGACGGAATCGCCCGCGGAGTTCTTCGGCTTAACAAGCAGCGTGGGCTGTTTGATTTCGCCACTGACCAGGTCGAGACGACGAGGAGCGCCCCGGCTCTTCCTCCCCCGCCTCCGACCAACTAACCGGGACTGACGTCCCATTCCTCAAGGAGAAACCATCATGAGTACTTTCATGATTCCTGGCAGCGCCTTTGAAGGCGTGACCGCACTCGGCACCGCACCCCCCACAGCTGGCTACTACGAAGTCAGCCTCGTGGAGATTGAGAACAAGTCCAGCGACAAGTTCGGCTCTCGTCGGTTCCACGTCCAACTCCCCAACGGGTTCAAGATGTTCGACTTCGTTCATCTCCCCTGGGACATGGACAACAACGGCAACTCGGTGCAGGTCCCTGGCCTGTCTGAGAAGCAGGTCCGCGGTCGCACCGCTGCCCTCATCACCATCCTCCAGTCTCTTGGCTACTCGTACCAAGAGATCACGTCCGCACAGGGCATCCACGACGACTGGTTCCTCACCAGCAAGACAGGACGCAAGGGCTACGTCGAGTTCATTCCCGGCCAGCGCGGTGTCCAGGGCTCCTTCAGCACGATCAAGAGCTGGCTCACCAAGGAAGCCTACGAGACCCTCAAGAGCAGTGACGCTAAGCCCACTGTTAGCAACAATCACCAGGCCGCTGCTGCTGCCCCCAAGGCTCCTGCCAACGCGGGTAGCTTGGCGATGCCTCCCGCTGCAGCCACTGTGGCTCCTGCCCCGACGAATGGTGCCGGGGCACCTCAGGTCGGTGCGGCTCTTCCGCCACCTCCGTCTGCTGCCCAGCAGATCGTGAGCTGATCTTGAGGAGCGCAGGGAGGCATGGCTTTACAGATGCCTCACCATTTAGGAATGAAGATGGAACAACCTCTCTCGCAGCGCTATGACCCTCAGCATTGTGGCGCTCGATGTGACATCTGTCCGCTCAGGAAAGGTGGGGAGCTCTCAGATGGAGAGTGGACACCTGTAGGGCCTGAGCTACATTCCGGGGCCAAGGTACTTGCTATCGCCGAATCCCCCGGTCTCGAGGAGGTCGCGAGAGGTCGACCCCTCGTAGGCCGTTCTGGTGGTGAGTGGAACGCAGCGCTCTTGGCGATTGCGAAGACCCGACCTCAGATCGACCTCACTCTTACTATACTATGCAAGCCTCCAGGTCAGCCATCGGGTGCCTGGTCGAGAATGGACAAGAAACTCGATCAGATGAACAGGAAGCGGAGTAAGGAAGGGCTCGACCCCATCCCGCATCCGACGACTTGCTGCAGACCCAGACTCTTGGCCGAGGCGCAGAACTACAAATACATCATCACGCTGGGTAAGACAGCGACCAATGCCATCACAGGCATGAGCTCCTCCATTCACGCCGCGCGAGGCGGACCTGTTTGGGTAGACGAAGAATGGGGCTGGTCATCTGAAGAGGCCACCTACATGGTGATGCCTACCCTGCATCCGTCTTTCGTGCTTCGCTCTCCCAGCTGGAGAAATGTGCTGCACTCTGACTTGGCAAAGGCCTTCAGATGGTTTGAAGGATGCCTTCGATGGGAAGATCCCGAAGTCTTGTGGAGACCTACACCTGACGAGCTCGTCGACTGGCTGAGCCAAGCAGCACCCTTCTGGGCTTATGACGTTGAGACAGACGGCAAGCACGCACTTACTTGCGGGCTCCGCACAATCGCCATTGCAATACCTGACCTCGACCAGGTCGGTAAAGCCTCAAGAGGGGAGGCATATCAAGTATCTCAAGCCGTAGGCATCAGCTTGCTGTCAGCTGACGGCAGGACTCGATTCTACTCGCCTGAAGATGAAGATTTAATCAAGCAGATACTGACGACCGCTTTTACCGATGGTCGAGTATGGGTCGGACACAATGCCGGGTTCTTTGATCGATTGGTCATCGAGAATCATTTCGGTGTAGTTCCCGCGCCTCTGGTCGACACACTCTTCCCTACCCGATTCAGAGCACCTGACCTACCCAAAGGACTGAAGACCATAGGCTCTGTCCTGACAGACGTCGAGCGCTGGGAGACAACAGAGAAGGGAGTCAAGATCGCAACCGGTGCAACAGACGACGATGAGTTGTTGCGGTACAACATCGTGGATGCCGTGGTCAACGCGCGTATCGTGGTCCCCCTCATCGACGCAACGACTCAAGCAGGCGCCTTTCGACCTTTATCTACTCAGTTCAGACCAAGAGGCTGGCCCGAGCAAACACCCTGGAATCTCTTTGAGGTCGACCACAAGACCCAAGAGATGTGCCTCGAGATGCATCGAAGCGGTGTCTGGGTAGACCAAAAGGTGCGGCGAGAGCTGGAGCTTGAGTATCGAATCAGCATCGACAAGCGCAGAAAGAATCTCGATGAGATGGCGCAAGCTATCGGCATCAAGAAGCTGGACATGAAGTCAGTCAACGATGATGGCTTCAACCCAGGCTCTGCGGACCAGATACGAAACCTCTTCTACAACAAGTGGAAGCTCTCGATCCCACCGCACATGGACTCTCGCGAGTTCTTCACAGAGTCAGGTCTGCCAGGTACAGGTGACGCCGTGCTCCGCGGTCATCTCTCAAACCCCAACATCTCTCCCGAGCAGAAAGCTTTCATTAAAGAGCTGCGGCTGTATCGAAGAGAGAAGAACAAGATCTTGGGTACAGTCCTCCTGCCGATGCAGAGAAGAGACGTAGACCCGAAGAAGGGACTGGTCTGGGACGACGGCAGAGTCCGAAGCAACTGGAACGCGCACACCACCAGCGTCGGGAGACTGAGCTCAAGCGGCCCCAACTTGCAGAACATCGGCAACCGAAAAGGACAGGGCAGACTCAAGAGCATCTTCGCGGCACCACCCGGTCGAGCCTACATCGGAGCTGACCTCGATCAAGCGCACCTCCGAATCACTGCGAGCTTCTGGCAGATTCCACGTCTACTTGAATGCTTCGTCGAGGGGAAGGACCCGCATAATCTACTCGCCTACGATATCTTCGGCAGCAAGTTCAAGCACGCAGATGGCTGGGGACCCGATGGGTTCAGCCTCATGAAGAAGCCCATAGGCGGACAAGCCAAAGCAATGCGTGATGTCATGAAGACATTTCGCTATGCCTCTATCTACTGGGCAGACCCGAGCACGGTCTGGCAAGTACTCACATCAACAGAGACAAACGACGGTAAGCTACCCTACTTGGACATCGAGCCTCGAGAAGTACGTCACTTCCACCAGCAATGGCTGCAAGCAGAGCCTGAGTGGATGGACGCATGGAACCGTATGCTTGAAGTCTATAGGCATCAAGGCTACATGGAAGAGCCTGTCCTGGGTCGGCGATCTGGAAGTTTGTCTGACGGAAAGAAAAATGAAGTCGTCAACTTCCCCGTGCTGGCCGCTGAAAGTTCACTCATGCGGTTGGCAGAACAAGAAGTTATCACTGCGTTCCCGTTTGGGTTCGCTGGCCCAGGAACAGGTCTCATCCACCAATGCCACGACAGCGTCTGCATCGAAGTCCCTGACGAAGGGGAAGAGCAGCTGGAGAAGTGGCGGAAGCAAGTCGAAGAGTGCATGACTCTGACTGTGCCCGGTTGGGAAGTCGTACTCACGTCTGAAGCCGACATCGGCAGAACCTTAAAGGAGGTATGATGCAAGCAAGATGGTTCCTCGCGCATGACAGAGCTGTCGACGACAGTGACATCGATTCATGGTGCTCCAGGCTGAGAGAGCAACTTCAGCAACCAGACTGGGAAGTGGACGTGACACCAGGTCGTGATGACTATCACGCCCGTGCCCCTTCTCTGGGTGGGTGGAAGCCCTGGTGCAAAGACGTTCCTCGAGGCAAGCGCTACGACGGCACCGCGATCTTTCATGGTGTCATCGTGCCTGCTTTCTTCGGAGACAGCTACGCCGCGGATGGATCTGCATCTCCCTCAGTCAGTGTGGGTAAAGCGACAGCTTCGATCGTGCAGGGGTTTATAGAAGAAGGCAAGCACGTCTTCGGCTGGTGCTACGAAACAAATGAGTTCAAGCAAGTCGACTGCGTGCAGGAGAATGAAGACGACAACTGGAAAAGTTGGGCTTCGGTCTGTTTCTGTCCTTGACCTCTTAAACCGACACCATTATTATACCGGGACGGAAACCCTAACCCAAACCAACCTGGAGGTTGTATGTCTAAAGTAGAACGCCCGTGGATCAAACGGGTCAACAGCAACATTAAAAGCCCGACAGGAGACGAGTGGTCTCTTGAGCTGGGGCAACACACATTATTGGTCGGCTCCAATACTTCACACAAGAGCGCAGTCATCCAAGCTGTCGAGCTCGCATTGTCTGCTGCTGCAGATGACATCGTGGGTCGGAGTGAGGTTAAAGATTCCGCTCTGCTTATGAGCCTGGCGCCTCACGGAACCGACGAACTTGAGTCGACCGTGACGCTGACAGACAATACGGAAGCCTACTTCAAGCTGGTGGGCTCAAAGCGACCCGAGCACGACACCGAAGTCAAGATGGGTGGTGCGCTTCCTCTTCGTCAAGTGCGCAAGGCACTGCAGGGAAGCACAAGCACGGCACGCAAGGCATTCGTTCGTTGGGCCGCTCAAGAAGCTACCCGAGAAGACATCCTTGGTCGCATGGATACGCGGTACCATGCGGCTTACAACGACCTCGCAGAGCACATCGGCAAGGGCAAGTCAGAGATCGACACCCTCATCGGCGTGCTTGAGTATGTCGAGAAGCGCAAGCGGGACAGTGCCAAGGAGCAGAAGGGTGCTCAGGCAGTCGTAGATTCGATTCGTGAAGGCATCAACGCCAACCGGCCCGATGATGACGACATCTTCCACTGGGAGTCTGAGATCTCCCGCCTTCGCGGTGACATCGAGGCATGCTTCAACACTAACCTCGGGCTTCCTGAGGCTTACAAGCACGTACCCAACACCATGGCGTCGCTTGCTTGGGCAATGCAGCATGGACTCAACAGCTGCCCTGCCTGCAGCAGTGAGGTCGGTGCAGCCCACCTCTCCGCTTGCTGGGAGTACTACTCAAACACTCTCGCTACTGTCGAGTGCAATCCACCTGACGTAGGTCACCTCGAGACACAGAAGAAGTACGCCGAGGCCCAACTCAGCGCACTCAGAGAAGCTCAAGCCCAGTGGGACCAGGTCTCAACTGCCATGGAGAAGATTGAGCAGATGAAGCAGGGTGCTACAGAGTCTGTTGCGCTTGTTGCAGTGCTCAAAGATACTCTGGGCGAGGTTCTGACCTATGTGGTGCCTGTTTTCTGCGACAAGGTGCAGTGTTTCTTGCCGTCTGACTGGCTCTTCGACGTCCAGCTCAAGCAAAGCGGCAAAGACGTGTTTCGGATGGGTCTTGTGGACGATCACGACCAGAAGAAGCTGCGTTGCGCACTGTCAGGGGCTGAATGGGCTGCAGTCACTACCGCAATCGCCATGGCAACCGACCTTGGTGCCGGTGAGCTGACCAACAAGAGCCGCCTGGTGGCTCCTCGCGTCCTTATTCCAGAGGATAGAGCGTGGGATGGCCGCACCTTGAGCTCCGTGATGCGTGGATTCTCTCGATACGACGGTCAAGTGCTCATCGCGAGCACCATCCGCCCCAAAGGACGATCGCCCAAGGGCTGGAAGATCATCGACATGGATGATTGGCTCAAAGAGCAGATGACCTCGGTCGAAACAAGCAATGGAGCCGATGCTTCCGTCTTGTCTCACTTCGTTTCTCGGCCTCCACGCAACCAAGTACAGAGTGAACGCGCTATTGTTGTGCTTCATGGTCTGGGCTTCACAGAAGAGCAGATCAACAGCATGTCCGCAGAGTCTGCGGCTCAGATCATCAGCGGCGGTCACATGGCTTCTTGTGTTGAGTTTAACGAAGACGGCACGTTCAACTTCGTCGACACGAAGAACCTGCTTATCATGCCGAAGAAAGTCAAGCGGAAATGAAATGCCCTCGGTGTGACCTGAAGACTGTCGTGGTCTCGAGCCGATGCGCTGACTCACCCAATGGGTGTCAGGCTGCAGGCCGGGCCCGAAAGGCAATCTCCTGGTACACCGATGACTGGGTCGCCCGCAGACGAAAGTGCAACCACTGCGGGTGGTCCGGTCAGACAGTTGAGATTCTACTCGACGACCTGAAGGTCGGATGGAAGAAGTCAACTGGCCCGAAACCTTGACACGACCCCCTCTCGCTCGATAGATTGGGGGAAGCCACCCTCCACGTTTTTGTGGGTTTGGTTCAGGGTTTCAGGCGTCGTTCGCATTCGTGCGGACGGCGTCTTCTTGTGTAGTGAACTTGGAGTGACTAACCCCGGAGAGGTGACATGGCTGATGTGAGTACAACTGAACCTTGTGAGCAGGACGTCTTGTCCCACTTGCTTGAGATTTCAAAAGGCAAAGACGCCGAGGCAAAGAGAGAAGCGTGGGCGCAAGTACAAGACCCTGATGTGCTTGACTCACTGGCTGACGAGTGGAATCGAAACACAGATAAGATGACGACTCAGTTGTCTGCGCTGGAGTCGGTACCCGGCCAGGTGAACAAGGCGCGCAATCTGAAAGCTGCAGTCAAGAGACTGGCTGAAGATCGAGCCAAGAGAGCCACAGAGCAGATGGTCAGCGAGCTTGAGCGTCAGCTGACAGAACTCGCCAACCTTGCAGATGCGCTTGGTGCTGGAGCTCCGCCTCCATCAGTGGTTCAACACCCCGTGCTCCGCAGCCTGCGTATTCCTCGAGGCTACGAGATTGACGTGTCTGGTGTCTACCGCTTGAGCGTGGGCCTGGAAGGTGACGTCAATCGATCGCGTATCGCACCTGCCCCGCTCTTCATCTCGGGCCGCACCATCGACGTGCTCACCGGAGAGGCGAAGCGTCAGGTCATCTGGCGCGGTCCCGCAGGCTGGTGCTCCCGTGTCGTGGAGCGCAGAACCATCCTCGATAACTCCCGCATCATGTCGCTGGCAGACTTAGAGGCTCCCATCAGCAGCAACCAGGTCGCCAATGTGGTGAGCTACCTCGCTGACTTTGAAGCCGAGAACAACCACCGCTTCCCGGCTGTGCAGTCCGCATCCCGCATGGGCTGGCTCCCTGATGGTGGCTTCCTCTTGGCCGACAAGCACTACACCCTCGACCAGAAGGACTCGTCCTTCGCGCTCACACCGGCACCGGGCCTGGAGTCCATCTCCAATGGATGGAAGGCAGCAGGCAGCTGGGGCGAGTGGCGTGCCGCGGCAGAGACCATCGTGGACTACCCATATATGATGATCTCCATCTACGCTTCGGCAGTCGCGCCCATCCTCGAGATCTTGAAACTGCCGGGTTTCGTGGTCGACTTCAGTGGTGACACCTCGGGAGGTAAGACGACGGCGCTCCGACTGGCTGCGTCTGTCTGGGGCAAGCCCTCCGAGAGCTACCCCACCGCCATGTACTCCTGGGATGCCACCAAAGTATGGATCGAGCGAGTCACCGGATACCTCCACAACCTGCCCCTCATCCTCGATGAGACCAAGCGAGTCCGACACCCGAAGATGATTCGGGATGTCATCTATGACTTCTGCCAAGGGCAAGGTCGCGGACGAGGTAACCCGGACGGCACCAGGCGAATCGACTCTTGGCGAACCGTGCTCATCAGCTCCGGTGAAGGCGCGGCCACATCCTTCAGTCAAGATGCGGGTACTCGAGCTCGAGTGCTCAGCCTCAAT